TTTACCCTTTTGGGGTGATGAGGATCAGGACCTACTTTTCAGTAGGCGCCCTCCATCAGATGTACCTACCTAAGACTGGTAGTAAACATTACATCAGATGCCTCCTCCAACCAGTATTGGTTGGACGACGACTTGATTTTCTTGTTCTGGTCGCTTCGTCCGATGCTTTTATTGCTTCGGCCTCCACACCCACCAGTTTTTGTATCTGGTGAAGGTAATCTAAAGAAGCCAAAGATTCTCTTTCGCTTCGATCCTTTAGATACCCGTTGTTGTCAACTAGATGTTTAAACCTAGATACGACGGCCTTGAGATTAGACATGTCTTTACATGCCCTAATTTCGTCAAGGAATAGCTTAGCAGCTTCCACGACATCGCGGATCAGACCTAATTCATAGGCTGACGGCTTTGACCGGGTAGCTCTTGCCACAATACTATCTTTTGGTAGCTTTGTGGTGCTAGGATCATCAATATAACGGTAACTGGTGTTGATTATTCCATCAATTACCCATTTCTTCTTAATGAAGAACTTGATAATGTCATGTTGAGTGTAAGGGATAAGATCCCTAACCTCTTTGACCAAACGAGCTTTAGCGACGCTAAAGTCATCCAGTGGTTTAGCTTCATAACTGTGTAAAATCAGTTCATGACGCCTACCACCAAAGTCTTCCGGTAAGTTCATCTTATCGGACATCAGACCAAATTCCTTAACCATTACGGATAAGAATTTGTCTTGCTTATTCGATTGTTTGAACATGTCGAATAATGATACAACTGAATCATTCGAATTGAGATGTTTCAGCTTGGGTCTAGTAACCACAAAATCTGCGGTTACTTGCGAACCTGCAAATTCACCTAAGTGATTGGAGATTATTGTCTTTGACATGTTTATCTCCACATTGCAGGCGTCCATCCATAACATGTATGCATGGGCTAACTCGTCGTTGGCAATGATAACATCATCACCTACGAGCCTAAATGGTCTACCCTTAATACCTAAGGATAGACATAACGCTACCAACAGCTCATAATGAGCATAAGTAGCTAAAT